GTTGCTGTCAAAGTAAGGAATACCTTTAATGTCTGTAGGTTCCCAAAGACTCAAACGAATGTCAATTAGATGTGATTTAGTAAATCCATTTGTAATTTGTTTAATAATGTCCGACTTACCAATTCCTGGAGGTCCCCACATGAAAATAGGACGTTTTTTAGACATAGCATGACGAATGCTGTTTTTTGCTGCATTTGGGCTAACAGTGCGTGTTGCGGTATCCATAGTATATTCCCTCTGTGTGCTTTNTTACTATNNATATATAATAACATATCTACAGAAAATGTCAACCTCTTTTTTTGAGTTTTATAGAAAAACTTCCTGGGTTTTTAAGATTTTGAACACAGTCTCGGATATTCGGATGATTAGATGCCCAAACTGCAACTTCACGCATCATTGCACCTTGTCCAGTTATAACATGAACTTTTTTAGCACCGTTAAGATATGCTTCTGTTATTGCTTGATTAAAGTGCTGCCATGCATTGTGTATGTGCAGTCCGTGTAGATCAATCCTCATCCTCGTTCTGTCTTTTCATTGCTTTGGTTAGTCCGTACTTTCGAATGTCTCCAGAGAAAAGATGCAACTCGAGCGCCTTTTTCTCATCAAGTACTGTGATGCCTCGGCTTCCCATATAATACGGACAATCGATAAATTTGTCTAAAAATAAAATAGATTGTGTAGTTAAAGAAAAATCAACAGGATACGGAACATCATATGTTGATATCTGCAGATCTTCTATAACAACTCTAATCCCTTCGTCTGTAAGCCGCAGTCCGCCTTGTTCTTTGACTCTAGTGTTTTGCCACCATACAGGCATATACTCTTTTAGAGTTACATCATTAACAGATTTATCTAATTGTTTTAAGAAAATCTTAGTGTATATTTCTTTCCAGTTCATCAATCTAAAGGAACAACCTCTCCCATAGTTAACATTCGTACTTCGAAGTCGTTACAGGAAAATAGGTCGTTTAGTTTTTTGGCTAGATTAATTGCGTGGCCAGGATTAGAAAATGACACTTTTTTATATTTAGGCCCAGGGTAACTAGTTAGCATATTAGAACTTTTAAGATTAAACGGTTTATCTTTATAGAAAACAGCCCAAATAGCATCTGCATGCAATACTTGTTCTGCTCTATATGTTTTTTTATCTACGTGTTCTAAAAGTACGTTAGGTTTAGGTCTACTCATATGCGTAATTCCTTAATTATATACGCATATATTTATCTTTTTTATTTATAAACTACGTAGTTTAATTAACCTGCGCCTCACTTTTATTTTCCATAAAAAATAAATTAAATGATAAAAAGGAAAAGTTAAAGGTACTTGATAACAACGAGCACCTTTAACCACTAAACAATAAAAGATATAGGAATTGCCGATTCGCGTAAACCCTACAATAGACATTTACTTCCAGTCGCTTTCTGTACTTCCTAACTGTACAATAATATTATCTTCGTTCCTAGACGAAGATCTAATTAGCAAGTCTTCTAGATCACCATTTAACCGAGCTAATACTTCGCCCAGCGTAAATGCTATTCGTTTTGCATTTTGAATATCTAGTTTTACTTCTTTAGAATTACTTGCATCTGCTGACTTTACTTGCTGCAAAAATTGTTGTAAAGGAATAGTATTAATTGGTTCACTTTGCATTTGCTTTTGATAACTCCTGTTTCATTTCTATTTCGGACTTAAACGGACCTTTTGATTCATAACGTTCTATAGTAATTAATTTAGGACAAAACGATTTAACCCATCCTTTGTCAAATCGAATAATATAGTATCCGGCACAATACAAACTTTTTGATTTAGCACTTTTAGTAAACAACGGCAACTTTTGTTTTATGTCATACATATCATTAAATGGTTTACAGCTAGTAGGATAACCGTGAATTTCTTTAATGTAAGATTCTTTTATTTCTAACTTTTCCCAGGCTAAACTTTTACCAAATTTTCTACTTAGTTGATTCTTATTGTAAAAATGTGTTCCGGAAGAATCACTTAGCATGTATTGGTCGTCGTTAAAGGATAAGGTGCCTACTCGTTGATTATCTTTTTCAACAATCCAAAATTTACCATTTAATACTTCTTTAGCTTTTACTGTCATTTAGGGTACCTCGCTTGTAATGCTTCTGCAAAATATTGTGCCTGATCTGCAATGCGCTGTAGATCCCATTTAGCACAAAACTTCATAAGACGCATACCAACTTGTGTAACGTCCTTAGGTTCAACTTCTGCAATAGTGTTATTAATTATCTCTCGAATGTCTTCAGGTTGTGCTGTCAAGTCACACAGCACAACATTGCGATTATAGTCATCTAGTACACGATGCTCGTCGCCGTTATGATCAGTCCAACGCTGTAGCATCATGTTATTCCAATTGTATCCTTTTGTACGTTTATCTTCAAATGCTTCAATAAGGCCTACCTTGTTCTTAGTACCTTTCTTACGCACACCTGGATAAGCACTAAACACGTTATCGCTTGTATCGCCACGCATACACTTTTCAAACAACATAAAGTCAGGCTGCGGAGCAGGCTTAGGCTCTTTAGTCTTTTTATCAATTACGGGCTTGCCTTTGTCATCAAAGTAGCCTTCTACTGTAATAGTAGTATTACTTACTCCGTTGTACTGCTTACAGTTAGACGCAATAAGTTGTGCAAAGTCACCATCTGTACTAACAATAACGTGATCATCATCGGGATGTGCTTGCACCCAACCTGCAATCAAATCATCTGCCTCTAGTTGCGGATGACGCATAACTGTACAGTTAGTGCGTTCTGTAACAAACTCTTTAAACTCGTCAAAGATTTCAAAGAACAAAGTGTCTTCTTCTTGCTGTGCAGGAGTCATAGCGTCACGAGTAACTTGTCTGTTACGCTTGTAAGGTTCATAAAAGTCTTTGCGCCAGCTACGTCCCTCCAAGCAGAACACAACATGATCTGCGTCAAAGTCTTTCCATGCTTTCTTAATACTATTAAATGTTGCATGTAATGCCATGCCTAGCTTTGTGTCAAGATCACCTCGAACTGCATGTCTTGCACGAAAGAATGTGTTCATTGTGTCTACTAGAATATAAGTTGCCATTGTATTGCCTTGTACTGTGTTAGTTTAAATGTAGTATAACATGTTTACACACGGTTGTCAACTAACTTCTGACTTACCTTTGTCTATTGGCACTACGTTAATGTGCCCCATTCCGCGTTCGGCGTATTGACCTTCGTCTACAAGCATTTGACTTACAATAGTTTTAAACCAGGCATCGACTATTTCTTCTTGTGACTCGCCGCTATATCCTGCGTCTAACAACTGTTCAATAAACTCATTATTCCAATCGAGCTCAAAGAAACCGTTCTTAATATTCTCAGGATTTACTTGTGTGTCTAGTACAGCAACCCATGCTTCACCTGCTTCAGTAGCTTCTTGTTTTTCTGCTTCAAGTGCTTCGAGACGAAGTTCTTCTGTAGTCTTTTCAACTACAGGTTCTTCAATTTTCTTTTTAATACCTGCGGCTCTTACTAGTTTATTCCACCAACCCATTATATTTGTTTCCTTATTTTATCGTATTGCTCTTGTGTAATCTTCTTGCCTTGGAGGATTTCTAAGTCTTCCTTATTAAGTCCCCCAGGCATTTCCGAATAAGCTAATGTGGAGTCGGGGAGTAAATCGCCATCCTTCTGCCATACACGCTTCTGCCACGTCTTTAACGTTGAGGGCGTATTCTTCACTGCGTCCGCCCATTGGCATAAGATATACTGGACATTGTACCCCGGCACCTCTGTAAGCGTCCACAGCTCTTTTAACTTCGTCAAAGTCATCATTAGTAGCCACAACAAACTTAAGATAAAGTTCACTACCGTTAACACTGTTATACTGACTAGCAACATCAGGTTTAATAGCAGTCTCCCAAGGTTCTCCTGAGACACTAAGTTTTGGGGAACAACTCCAAGTGACTTCAAATCTATCTTGAGTGCTGAGATAATCAAAGAAATCGTCTTTGAGTACTTGTGTAGTGTTTGTTTCAAATGTAACATTTTTTAAATCCTGCATACGTGGGTGTTCGAATAGCTCAACATACAACCGTTGCCAAGCAAGTAGCGGCTCTCCGCCTGTCATAATCAAATGAACATCTTGTCCATTATCTTGCACCCACTTACCATTCGGAGTGAGCGATAGCAAGTGTTCAACTACTTCGTCTACAGTTGCTTGTNNATTAAAGTGTTTAAACTCTGGATAGATACTTGCGTATGTATCACAGCCTGTGTGTATAATAGGCAAGTCTGTAAACTCTTTAGTTGTTTTGTGTACATCCTTAGCAATTAAATCTGCTACTTCAGGATTGTGTTTAATACCGTCAGCGTGTAATTCTGTTCGGTTACGTTTTTCATCTGTACCAAAGTTCATGCAACGAAAGTTACAACCGAAAGTGCGNAGGAATACACTAGGTACTCCTACAAATTTACCTTCACCTTGTACTGAATAAAATGCTTCTGAATAACGTAATTTCATAGTGGAAGACTCCCTGTATAAAGTTCAATTGCAAGACTAATCATGCCCAATATAAATGCTACTATGATAAATGTCTTAGCAATGATCACTGCAATATAATCGCCCATCATCGTGCAAACTCCTGTTGTAATTTAATATTGTCAAAGAATTCTTTCTTTGTTCCCATGTCGTTTGCAAATGCACCTTTAAGTACAGTTGTTTGTGTAAGACTGCTAGTTGCCATAATACCTCGATTTTCACAACATCCGTGTGTTGCTTGAATGTACACGCCTAAGTTTTCTGCATCAGTTGCTAGGTGTATTTCGCGGGCAATATCGTTTGCAAGTTCTTCTTGCAGTGTGCCACGTCTAGCACACCATTGTGCAATACGTGTGTACTTGCTAAGTCCAATTAGTTTGTCTGCTGCAATAATACCAATGTATGCAACACCGCTTACAGGCTGGTGATGATGTGAACACATGCTCTTTAGTTCNCTGCGTACTACTAGCATGCCTTCATAACGATCTGCACTGTCATTAGGAAATGCTGTTGCACTAGGAGCAGGATCATAGCGTCCTGCCATAATCTCATTGTAGTACATTTTAGCAAGACGCCGTGCTGTACCTTGCGAGTTAGGATCGTTATAACGATCAATGATTAATGTATCTAATACACTTTCAAATGCAGTAGTAGCTTCGTTGATAAGTTGTTCTTTATCACCTTCTTCTAGTACTGCACTAATGTTGTCGCCTGCCCAGTATCGCATATCTGCTTGTACTAGTCGAGCTTTTACTTCTTCACTTTTGCTCATTTATTTCTCCGAGTTATTGACGAGGATGTCATGTAAAATGGTATACTCATACTATAAGTATACCATATATTTAGGTATTTGTCAAGTGTTAAGAAAAGTATTTTTCTAACATTTCTAAGCGATCATTTGCACCAGCCATCTTGTCAAGTTCTTCTTGAATAGCTTCTACAATATCACTATGTTCACCAATGCCTGTTGCATTGTTCATGTAAACCATAATATTAGTCTTTGCTCTTTCAAGTTCACCTTCGGCATGCATCCGTGCTGCTTTTACTAATTGTTCCTTCAAGTTCATATTCCTTTTTCCTATATGATTTAATATTCGGCTACGTTTTCCCAAGGGTAAACGAGCCACTGGTCTTCTTCTGCTTTGTTAATTTCGTGACATGTATAATCTATAGTTCCGTGAAACCCGCTTGCTAGATTATCAGTAAGTGTAGCAAAACGTACATTGCCGCCCCATACACGATCCCATTTAGGATCATTGGGTAAACAGCTCGCTTGCCAATCTTGTTTGATCCAATTGAATGTAGCACCTGTGTCGTTGATGTCATCTACAATAAGGATTTTCTTTTCTAGTGGTCCGCCAGTTACTTTAAGTGCATCGTCGCTCTCATATCCAAATGCATCTTCACTCATCCAACAATTGCTTTCACTATCGCCGCCGCCATCACGCAGGCTTACTTTAAGTGTGTCACAACGTATGCCAGTCATATTACTAATAATAGTAGCAGGAATGTTGCCACCGCGTGTAATACCTACGATGTAGTCAGGACGCCAATTGTCAGCATACATCTGTGTTACAATCTGTACACACATTTTTTCTACGTCTTGCCACGAGTAATAATGTTTCTTAATCATTTGCCTTCCTTTGAATCTTTTTCTGCTTTGGTTAATTTGTTGTTCCAAGTGTTGTTGCTGATGCCAAGTTCACTGGGCATAGCTTTGGTTTTGCCTACAGTAACGGCACCCCCTTTAGCAAGAAACTCTGCCTTCATTCGTTCAAGTTCTTCGTCTTTAGGCTTTGCATCGTGATTCATACTCATAAGTCTAGATCCTCTTTCTTACCTTTGTAATCTTGTTCTACTAATTTATATACAGTTTGGAAGTTTTCGTATGCCTTTGCAAGCGCAGGATATTCTTTGCACATATCATTACAGTATCTACATCTGGAAGTGTTTCTTTCCATAATGCAGGAACAATGTTAATGTTATCCCAATCGAAACTAATCTGATTATCTAATGCATAGCCAATTTCACTTATGTTAACTGTATCAATCGAGCTACTAGTTATAGTATAACTACTATCCATACTAGAAGAAGTAACAAAACTACTGTCAGAATCTAACGAGTAATCACTTAGGTCAATTGTAATAGTATTATTCGCTTTTGATTGCGTCATACAATGCTGCTCCGCTAAAAAATTCTTTGTTAAGTTTTGTACGTTGCTTTTCTAAAGACACTTGTAAATCATCATAGTTTTCCATGTAGTTTACAATTTGTGCAATTACTTTATCTCTGTT